AGGCTTCAAAAAGAAGAAAGTCCTATTGTGCAAGATCATTAGGACAGTTGAAAAGAAGTTCAGCTAAAACAAGGAACAATCCAAATTCAAGAATAAGACAAGCAAGGAGAAGATGGAAATGTTAGGGCTATCATCAATTATTGGACCAGTAAGTTCGCTTGCTGGAACTTGGTTACAAGGTAGAGTCGATAAAGCAAAAGCCGAGACAGACGTTAAAGTAGCAAGAGCCAAAGCTGAAGCTAAAGTTTACGAGACTGAAGCGACAAGTTCTATGTTAATGGAACAAAACCTTACAAGTCAAATGGCAGGAAGTTGGAAAGATGAGTTCTGGACAATTATTTTTGGAGGAATTCTTCTTGGTTGTTTTTTGCCTTGGACACAAGAATATGTAAAAGAAGGTTTTATTTTTCTTGATGAACATTGCCCTAGTTGGTTTCAAAATTGTTTATATATTTCAATTGGAGCAAGTTTTGGATATAGGTTTGGTAAACAAGGGTTACAAATTATGAATCAAAGGACTAAAAAATGAACATAAAACAATTAAGAGAAGAAATAGCTGTAGACGAAGGTATAAAACTTGAGGTCTATAATGATCATTTAGGTTTAAAAACTTGTGGAATTGGACATTTAGTTTTAGACCAAGATGAAGAATTTGACCTACCAATAGGTACACCAATTTCTGAAGAACGTTGTAATGAACTATTTGATAAAGATATTCAAACTACCATTAACGACTGTAAGAAAGTTTACGATGACTGGTATAACCTTCCTGAAGAGATACAAAAGATTATAGCCAACATGATGTTCAATCTTGGATATCCTCGTTATTGTAAATTTAAGAAGAAAATACAAGCTATAAAAGATGGGGATTGGTTCGAAGCATCAATACAAATGACCGACTCAAGATGGTATTCTCAAGTTCCAAATAGAGCTAAACGACTTGTTGAACGAATGCGTTCTTTTGAATAGGTTCTATTTTTAACTCATAACCCATTTGGTTTAAAGCTCTATTAAAGTTCCCCAATGTAGGTTGACGGGTGTTTGCTTCCCATGTGTGGATAGCAATTACACTTACACCACTGTCCTTTGATATATCTCTTTGACTAAAACCTTTAGTTCTTCTTAGTGTTTTAAATTCTTTTACTAAATCAGCCATTTTTTCCAGCCTTCTCCTAACACTTGTGTTGCTATGTTAATTTTGTCACGAAGAGCTTTTACAATTTTTTCATCGACCGTTTTTTCAGTAACTAGATCTATATAGGTTACATTATTTTTTTGACCAATTCTGTGTGCTCGATCCTCTGATTGTATTCTTACCTCAAGATCATAACTATTACTATAATAAATTATTGTTTTTGCAACAGTTAAAGTTAGTCCAAAACCACCTGTTTTAGGGTGTCCAATAAAATATTTACAGTTGTTATTATTTTGAAAAGTATGAATTATTTGTTGTCTTTTTTCGCTTTCAGTGTCTCCATAATAAGAAACAACACTTTTTTCTCCATAAAGTTGTTTTAATTTATTTTCAATAATTTTTATATCATGTCTATAAGTTGCCCAAATAATAACTTTACCGCTTGTTTCTTCTAAAATAGAGAGAAGCTCTTCTAATCTTGTATTCTTTATAGGTATAGTTTCTCCATCGTCTGTGTTTACAAAACCACAACTTATTTGATGTAGTCGCAGTATTTGTGTTAATGCAGTTGTTGCTGTGACTTGATCCGTATCACTTAACACTATAACAGCATTTCTTTTCATGTCTGCATAAACTGCTTTTTGTTCAGGAGTTAATTGAAGTGTTCTTTTTATATATATTTTTTCAGGAAGATCAAGACAGTCCTCTTTCATTACTCTATAAGAAAAAGGTTTTATTGCTTCTGTAAGCTCATCTAAATTTCTAAAACCTAAAATTTGATTATATCTATGTGTACCTGCATCTCTTTTTATCATATCAGCATAACGAGTACAAAAAGTATAATAAGAACGAAAGCCTAATAACTCCTCACTTAAAAAAGCAAATTGTGAATAAAGATCTAAAGGTGATTTAGTTATAGGAGAACCTGTTAAGATTCGCTTGTACTTTGCTTTTTCTGCTAATTTTATGGCAGCTTTTGTTCTTTTAGCTTTAGGGTTCTTTATAGTTGTAGACTCATCTACAGCTACAAGTGTTTTACCGAAATGATTATCAATAAAACCTTTAATAACTTTTATGGCTTTATCACCAGATAAAGCTTCTATATTTATAACAAGTATGTGAAGATCAAAATCATCATACCAAATTTCTTTTAATTGTTTTCTTAATCTCTGAGTTACAGGTGAAGTCCAATATACAAGTTTATGCGTTATATGTTCAGGCATATGCGTTGGTATCTCTTGTTCTACCCAATTTTTATAAACACCTTTTGGTGCAAAAATTACAGCTGAAGTAATTTTACCTGAACTATACAATGCGGCTATTGTATCAATTAATACTTTAGATTTACCAGTACCCATATCCATAAGTAAGGCAAACTCTTCCTTCTCCCAAGATTTCTCTAAAGCAATACGTTGGTGTTCGTAAGGCACAGTTTTGTATTTAAAACGCATAAAATAATACTACTTTCTAATTTAAAACTATACTATTATAAATATTTAAGAAAGGAGAAAGTTATGTACCCTAATAGTATTTATTGTATAATATATATTTTATGGGTGTAAATTTTTTCCTCGACCATTTAGGATATGATATATGTTTTATAAATCTCATACCTTGTTTTTATAATAAAAATAAAGAGTTAGCTATAAAAATATGAGATTATGAGATTATGATAAGGTTTTTTAAAAAAATAAAAATAAAATATATGTACAGAGATATAGTAACAAAAGTTTTTTATATTATTTCTATTAACTATAGTATAGGATTTTAAATGCCCCATGTTTACATAACACAGGATTTTGGTGATAAGAATTTAATACCTGCAAGAAAGTATGGAACTATTAGAGTTTTATTACCACCAACACGACAGATTGTTTTTAGTTCTGCACCAAGTGTTCGAAGATTACGTGAGGGCTTAAAGAATTTTTCTGATGAGGATTATTTATTACTTATCGGAGATCCTGCAGCGATAGGTATTGCTACCAGTATTGCTTCAGAAATTAACAGAGGTCGATTTAAACTTTTGAAGTGGGATAGGCAAGAAGCCGACTATTTTGAAATTTCAGTTGATCTAAGAAACTTTGGAGAAAGTGAGAACTATGATTAATCTCGACGCTATCCTCGGGAGCGAGGAATTAAATACTTTAAAAGTCGAAGCAACCGATGGTGATATAAGTCGTATTGCAGGTTTAGCTAATAAACAAGTTGAACTGGAGCGTAAGGTTGAAGACCTTAATAAACAACTTGCTGACGCTCAAAAAGAACTTAGCCTAATTCAGGAACACGATCTTCCTGATGCTATGGCAGAAGCTGGGATAACTGAGTTAAAATTAAACAATGGTAGTCGTGTAGCAATACAGTCTATTGTTGGTGCTCATATATCAAAAGCTAATGCTGAGCAAGCCCATAAATGGTTAGACGATAATGGTCATGGAGGGCTTATAAAACGAGAACTACTTTTTAAATTCAACCGTGAAGATACTGCCTATGAAGGAATGATGGAGGAGTATAGAAGAATGGGTTGGAGTAATTTTTCTTTAAAAGAGTATGTTCATCCATCTACTTTAAAAGCCTTTGTAAAAGAACAGGTTGGAGAAGGTTCAGATATACCTACTACAGCATTTGGTATTTACACAGGATTTAAATCTAAAATCACAAAATAGTCATATAAAGGAGAAAGAAATGGCAAAAGAAGTAATGGAAGTCGAAAAGACTTCTAATGTTCCAGTCGTCCTTGACGATAGCTTATTAGATCAAGGTACAGGTCTTGAAGACACAACATCTCAAGATTATGCAATACCTTTTCTACAAATACTTCAAGCTGGAAGTCCTCAATTAAATAAGAACGAGGGTAAATATGTTGAAGGTGCTAATCAGTCTGATATACTTAATACAGTTGATAATACTGTATCAGAAGAAATAATTGTTGTTCCTTGTTACTACCAAAAAAAGTACATAGAGTGGGCACCAAGAGAAACTAAAGGTGGTCTTGTAAACACTCATTTAGAACGAGATATTTTAGCTGAGTGTACACGAAATGAGAAAAACCAGTATGTGTTAAAGAACGGAAACTACATAGCAGAAACGGCTCATTTTTATGTGTTAGTAACTGATAGTTCTGAACAGGAATGGTCTCAAGCGGTGATAGCAATGAGTTCTACACAGTTGTCTAAAGCTAGAAAGTGGCTTAGTCAAATGCGACAACGTAAAATAAAAACAACTAAAGGTGCAATGGTAAATGCTCCAACTTTTCTGTTTAAATATAAACTTAAAACTGTAGCTGAACGAAACGATCTTGGTAATTGGTATGGTTGGGTTATTGGTTTAGAAGGTCAAGTCACTAACACGGCTCTTGCTAATGAAGGTGCTTCGTTTTTAAAGGCGATAAAAGCAGGTGAAGTACAGGCTAAAGAGCCGACAGAAGAAGATAGTCAAGACGCAGCACCCTTTTAAATAAAGACTATAGAATAAGGCAATTTTTAGGTTTTTGCGAAAAAAACGAGTCCGTATAAAGCCCACCAGTGGGGTGAAACCCCCTTCCAGTAGGGTTTAGTACCCCCTAAAATTGCCTTATTTAACTTAGAAGGGAGAATTATGAAAGATACAGAAATAAAAGAATTTGCTGAATTATTTGCTGGGTTAAGAAAAGCTTATGGCTGTTACAGACCAAACGATGAAACAAGTGTAGGAAAAGAAAAAGGTCAGTATCGAGTTGTTTCAGAGGACTTGACTGAAGAAAGAATATTAGAACTTTGGGAAAGCCATTTAAAAGGACAAGAGTCTTTAGGTATTGTTCCAATACGTGAAGATAACTCTTGTATATGGGGTGCAATTGATATTGATCAATATGCTTTAAAACATACCGAACTTGTTGAGCGATTAGTAAAATTAAATGAACTACCTTTTGTAGTAGCTCGTTCTAAGTCAGGAGGAGCACATTGCTATATTTTTATGGAAGACGCTGTTCCTAGTTCCATTATGCAACAGAAATTAAAAGAATTAGCTTCAGCATTTGGACACGCTCAAGCAGAAATTTTTCCAAAACAAATTAAGTTATTGTTAGAAAAAGGGGATCGAGGCAATATTTTAAATATGCCTTATTTTGGAGGATCAGCAACAACTCGTTATGCTCATGATGATGAAGGAGTTGCTATAACTGATTTAAAAGAATTTATAGCTTATGCTAAATCAAAAAAGATAAACAGGAAAAAGTTAGAAAGCCTTACAGTAAAGGCAATTAATGAAATTAGTAAAGATCCTGATTTAGAAGGTGCACCACCTTGCTTAAAAATACTTTGTTCTTTGGGTTTTCCACAGGGAACACGAAACAATGGTCTATTTGACTTAGGTGTTTTCACTCGTAAAAAATTTCAAGATAAATGGGAACAAAAAGTTGAAGAGTTTAACTTTAAATATATGAAACCACCGCTTGGAGCACAGGAAGTTTTGACTGTTATAAAAGCATTAAACAATAAAGAATATAATTATAAATGTAATGATCAACCTATTGCTTCACATTGTAATTCAGCTGTTTGCCGTACTTGTGAACACGGTGTCGGTTCTTCAGGAGGATTGCCACAGTTTAGTAATTTACAAAAACAAGACTCTATGCCACCTATTTGGTTTTTAGATGTTGAAGGTTTAAGATTAGAGCTAACAACAGAAGAACTTCAAAACCAAATAAAGTTTCAAAGAAGGTGTATGGAAGCATTAAACTTTATGCCACCTACTATGAAACAAACAAGTTGGCGTAATATTATGCAACAACTATTAAACTCTGTATCTATAATAGAAGTTTCACAAGATGTTTCTGTTCAAGGGCAATTTATGGAACTGCTTGAGTCTTTTTGTACAGAACGAGCACAAGCTCAATCTAAAGATGAGTTACTTCTAGGAAAGCCTTGGACAGAAAATAATATGACTTACTTTCGGTTAAAAGATTTAATAGACTATTTTACACGACAGCAATTTAGAGATTATGGTCGTAATCACATTGCTGCAAGATTAAGGGAATTAGGTGGAGGTCATCATTTTTTCCAAGTTAAAGGCAAAGGAATAACTGTTTGGTTTGTTCCTGAGTTTAATATTCAAAATGAGAGTTATGAGTTACCTGATATGAATAAAGAGCCGTTTTAATGCAGTCTATTATTCTTGGACCTCCTGGAACAGGGAAGACAACTGCAATTTTAAATTTAATTGATGCTGAACTACAACAAGGCACTGCTCCTGAACGCATAGGTTATTTTGCTTTTACTAAGAAAGCTTCAGAAGAAGGAAGAGAAAGAACAGTTGGTCGGTTTGGCTTATCACCTAGAGAGATTCCTAATTTTAGAACACTACATTCTTTGTGCTATAAAATGCTTGGTTTGTCACGTGACGCTGTAATGGGGAAAACACACTTTAAAGAATTTAATGATATAATGGGTATGCGTTTAACAGGCGAAGTAAATCTTGAAGAAGGCTCTATTTCAATGCTATCTAAAGATGATAAACTCCGTTTTATAGAAGGATTGGCACGTTTACGTTGTGTTTCATTACGAGAACAATTTCATCAGCACCATAGTGATGATATAGACTGGTATAGATTAGAACGATATGAAAAGGGGTTACGTCAATTTAAAGAAGCTCGGGGTATATATGACTTTACAGATATGCTTGAACTTTGTGTAAATAAGGGATTAGCCCCTCGATTAGATGCTATGTTTGTTGATGAAGCTCAAGACCTTAGTCCGTTACAATGGAAACTTGTAAGTATTTTAACAAAAAACTCAGATAGGGTTTATATTGCAGGAGATGATGACCAAGCTATTTTTCGTTGGGCTGGAGCAGACGTTGATCATTTAGTAGGTATTTCAAAAGAAGCAAAAATCTTGGATAAAAGTTATCGAATACCAAAATCAGTTTATAAGATAGCTAATGAAATTATTGGTCGAGTAAAACAAAGAACACCTAAAACATGGAATTCTAGGGAAGAAGAAGGAACAGTCGTTTCACAAGCAAGCTTTGAACATGTAGACATAAAAGAAGGAGAATGGCTAATTCTTTCTCGTTCTAATTATTTGTTAAATGAAATTGAAGCACATTGTTTAGGGTTAGGTGTGTTTTTTGAACGAAAAGGTCGACCTTCTATAACAGCCAAGAAAGTAACAGCCGTTAAGAATTGGGAGCGGTTACGCAAGGGAGAGCAACTATTTCCTGATGAAGCAAAAGAGACTGTAGCTTATATAAAAGAGTCAAAAGGTAAGCCTTTCGAGAACCTTGAACCTTCAAAAAAATTAACTTTAAAAGAAGTAAGTTTAACTGCAGAACTGTCTGAGCCTACCATTTGGCATGAGATGTTTACAGGGTTAACTCCTCATGAACGTAGTTATATTTTAGCTATGCTCAGAGCAGGTGAAAAAATAACAAAAAAGCCTAGAATAAAATTATCTACAATACATTCGGCTAAAGGGGGCGAAGCTGATAACGTAATATTGCTAACTGATATACCAACGAAAACTTGGAAAAGTTATGAGCAGCAACCTGATGATGAGACAAGAGTTTTTTATGTTGGGTTAACTAGAGCTAAACATAACTTGCATATAGTGCAACCAAAAACGAATAAATATTTTATGTTATAGAGTATTTTGCTATTTAATTTCAAACTAATTAATATATAATCTTATTAAAGTATAATTTTAAAAGAAAGTAGAATGGGTGGTTTTATACAGATTAGTTGGCATTCTTGGAGATGGTGTGAAGACTTCCAAGTAGAGAATGAATTTGACAAACCTACTTGGCAATTTCCTTTGCCCTGCCCTGATAAAGACTGTTCTATTTGTTATAAGGAGAAGAATATGACAGAAAATGTGATTACTTTAAATATGGAAGTGCCTTGTAAACCTGAAGTAAAAATTGAGTATGTAAAGCACCCAGAAAAAGGAGCATTACAAATGATGCAAATACTTGATTTTTTAGAAGGTTATGGTGAAAAAGCAATAACGCTTAATGCATTATGGGACGCTTTAGACAACGAAAACTTGCTTACAACTAAACAAACAGCTAGAAAAGTTTATCGTTATTACCACTCAACAATGTTAAAAAACCGCTACATAAAAGTAGTTGGTAGAGAAGGAGAAGGTTCAAAATGAAAGAAGAAATAATAATTGAAAAAGATATTCCTGTTCCTGTAGGATCAGATCGACGTTCTGTAGAGAAAAAATACCCTTTAAAAGAAATGAAAGTAGGTGACTCATTTTTTCTCCCTTTAGAACAAGATGACGATCTTAAAAGAATGGCTAATCGTATTAGTCAGGCAAGACAAGGTTATCAAAAACGTAATGAAGGTGTCCGTTTTACTCAAAGACTTTGGGAGAAAGAAGGCACAGTAGGTATTCGAGTGTGGAGGGTTGAATAATGGCATCAATAAGAAAAAAGTTAGCCGTAAATGTTAACAATTCAAAAAACACTCGAATGGATATAGCAAGTGCAGGGGTAATGGCTAATTGGCGACCTGACGAACTTGCTCATATAAGTCGTTTTTGTAAAATTGGTCAAATAATTATGCAAGAAGCTAAACGATTAGGT